TGGATGTATGGATTTTTGATTGTGCATTGGCACATCATGGGCTATACACAGTTCATGGCTCGTTGGTTGCGTGAAGAATGTAATATACCATATAGAGCATACTATGACAGGATGTTTGAAATGATGCCTGCACATTCTGTGTATGGCACGCATTGGATGGATATGCGTGGAGGAGTACAGCAATATTTAAAAACTGGTCGTTCTCCATCAAATGCCAGAGGACATCATCTACATTCACCTACATATAAATTTTTATATGACACAAGATTTCATGCATATGATTTATCACTCAAAGTGGCCAAAGAGTTTGTGACTGTACCAGACTGGGTGTATGATGTACAAAAGAATTTTTTGTTTGATCCAGACACCACATACCCACTACACATACACGGACACAAAATAGAATCAAGAGTTCCAAAAGACAAAGTATTTGATTGGTATAGACAAAGACGCCAAGGATATCTTAAAAATGCTATCCATAAATATATAGGAGAGACAACATATAAAATTAATCATGATCACACAGGTGTGGATCAAAAATTAGACAAGTTTGTGAAAACTTCACAAGGAACTAAAAAATAATGGTACAACAATTTTTTTATGATCAACAGATAAGAAGATTTTTACTTCAGTTCACAAGACTGATGTCAAATTACCAAGTGGAGTATGGTCGTAATGATGATGGTTCAGCCGCACTGACCAGAGTGCCTATTCGCTATGGCGATGCTTCCAGACAGGCCGCCACTATCATAGCAGAAAACTCAAGATCAAAACTGCCCAACACACCCATGATGACTTTTTATATCACTGGTTTGAACTATGCCAGGGACAGAGTACAAGAGCCTACCTTTGTATCTAAAAAATCATTTAAACAAAGAAGCTTCAATGAAGAATCACAATCATTTGAAAACACGCAAGGCAACGCATTCACAGTAGAAAGATTGATGCCCATACCATACAACCTGTCAGTGAACTTGGATATATGGACTTCATCTACTCAACAAAAATTACAATTACTAGAACAAATACTCACATTGTTTAATCCTTCACTGGAAGTACAATCCACTGACAACTATTTAGATTGGGCTTCATTGTCAGTGATAGAATTAACCAATGTTAACTATTCATCACGATCTGTACCACAAGGCACAGAAGAAACCATAGACTTTGCCACACTGTCATTTGATATGCCTATATGGATATCACCACCTGCCAGAGTAACCAAACTAGGTGTTGTAACTAAAATTATCAACTCTATGTTCAACTCAACAGGTGATTTAAATGATGCACTAAATGACGATGATTTGTTGATGGGCACAAGATTAAAAGTTACTCCATTGGAGTATCAAGTGGTGTTGATAGGTAATAAACTACAAGTGCTCAGAGTAAATGAAGTAGATCCTACTAGAGGCACACTAGATGCATCAACCACTGTATCAGGCACTGATCAACAGAACTGGCATTCAGTAGTTGATATGTATGGCAAACTCAGAGAAGGTATTTCACAGATTAGATTGTCATCTGATTTGTTTGACACAGAAGTTGTGGGCACAGTGGCTTATGATCCTTCAGATGATAGATTTTTATTATTCACAGTAGACACAGACACCATACCACAAAACACCATACCAGCAATCAACAAAGTAATTGATCCTACTGTATCTGGTCCTGGTGTAAACAATTTACCTGAAGTTGCCAATGGTCAAAGATATCTACTCACTGATGACATAGGTGCCTCTTCTGGCGAAGTATCATCTGCATGGGGTTCCACAGCGGTGGCCAAAAAGAATGACATCATACAATATGAAGGCAACGCATGGCAAACTGTATGGAAAGCTGATGAACATGAACTAGATGATTCATCAGGTGTTACAGATTTTGTCACCAACCTTACAACTGGCATACAATATAAGTGGACTGGCTCAAAATGGGTCAAGTCCTATCAAGGAGTATATCCAGGTGGAGATTGGTCATTAGTTCTATAAACGCAGTAGGTGTTTGGTTTTATTCTAAATCAACCAAAAGATATTTGTATTTGTTACGCAACGACACCAAGAATCCAGGGTGTTGGGGCTTGCCTGGCGGAAGATGTAACAACAACGAATCATTATTAGCAGGACTTGAAAGAGAATGCAAAGAAGAACTAGGACAATATCCTGCCGTAGAAAAAGTGGTACCCATTGAACAGTTTACATCACCAGATGAAAAGTTTAAGTATCACACATTCTTTGGAGTATTACAAGATGAATTTATTCCCACACTAAATTTTGAACATTGTGGTTATTGTTGGATCAGTTCCAATGAAATACCCAAGCCATTACATCCTGGACTATGGACTATGATTAATGTTGAAGAAGTTCAGTCTAAAGTAAAAACTTTAGAAAAAGCATTAACAGAACCACAAGAAATAGGAGGGCCGCAAGGCCCAGAGCCGACCAGATACGGCGATTGGGAGAAAAAGGGGATCGCCTACGATTTCTAAACATCACAGTAACTGATCCATCGTTGCTTGTTCATTTCTCTAAAATTTTGACACCACTTCCAAGCATCAGGACACCAATTATCTTCTTTGTCATCTACGGAACCATTCCAAAATACTCTGGTGTAAGTCACATCAGGAAATGCATCCATAACCCATTTTACTTGATTAATCACTTTATCATTCCTATCATCAAAGCCTAAAAAAAATATTTCTTTGTGTCCATCAAATGATGCCAGCCATGTAAGTGTGGCTTCAGGTAACATATTGACTTGATAAGGTACAATATAAAACTCTCCTGGAAACTTTAACACATTCTTAGATGATGTGTACACCACACTCTGTTCTGGATAATCAGTTTTTACCATGCGACATAATTTTTCATAATCGTTGCAGTATGTAAAGTTTGGAGTGATATGTTCAAACACTTGATCAGATGCATACAGTTGCAAACTCAATGAACCTAATATGCCACCTTTGTGATGCTCAATGTGTTTGATTGGATACTTCATTAATTTTTCATGCGTACCCAAAATACAACATCTAGCAGAAATGTGTTGATTCTTGATTGGATTTTCTACAAAGGATTTAGAAAAAGATTTTCTACCATTGACTATTTGGAATTCAGTGACTATGAATTCTCCAGGATAGTCTTTTCTATATTGCTGTAAGTCTTCTGGTCGAAGCACTAGAACCTACCAACGATCACCTCAATAGTGCCTGTTGGCGAGGTGGCATCGTGTGCCTCCATGGCCTTGCCAAAGATTGCTCCAGGTACAAAGTTTCTGTCTGTATTGTAAGCTCTGGCGTGTCCTGGAGTAGATGCTGTGATCAGTAAGTCACCGACAGCTACATCACCAACTACTTTACAAGGCACTCTTCCTGTGAGTGCAATGTGTGTAGCAGTCACGCCTCCAGTACCATCTGCTAATGAGTCATTCATTTTTAGTGCTGGATTTGTAGATACGACTCCTACTACTTTAGGATCTGTGTCTGAAGTGCATTGTGTGAGTTCTGAAACACCACCTAGTACGACCACGGTGCCAGGTTGATACTTGGTATCGCACAAATACTTCTCGCTTAAATCCGCATATTGAGCCGATGTTGATTTTGCGTGTACAGTGTTGAAGCCCGTAGTGGCATTTCCTATGTTGCCTGTGCCATCTGATTGTCCGTTGGTGATGTCAGCATACACCACATAACCTAACATGGCAAATCCACCAGCAGTGGAACCATCATGCACTCTGATTACATCTCTATCTGTGTCTACAGATAGTTCACCGGCGGCGCCAGTAAATGAATTGTTCTGTGATGTTGTTCCTCTTCTGAATTGTAATACCGTTGGCATTCATTACTCCTTATACAAAATTTATTTATCTACCTAACTAAACGCCCCTAAATTGACTGTTGTGGTAGAACCAGTAGGTTCCATTTGATCATATATTGAACCTGTGGCCACTCCAAAGGCATCAGTGGCACTGGATTCAAATGGTGTTTCTGCTGTGTCATCACTAGGGCCTGTTCTTAAATCTTCATCGCCATCAGCGGCAGGGTGTGTGGTTATGGTGGAATCTGTAAAACCTGCGGCTCCACCACCGCCACTATCTGCCCAAGATAAAACTCCTGAACCATTGGTTGATAATACCTGTCCGTTTGAACCATCTGCGGCAGGCCAAGTATATGTTACTGATGTTGTGGTTGTGCCATTGGCTTTTAAATCAAAATAATGTGAACCATTTGAATCAAACCATCTGAATGCACCGCCATTAGAACTGTCAAATCTTCCTGATGATATAATATTACCACCAGTGATATTTCCTGTTGCTGTAACCGTTGCATCTGTGGATACAGCTCCATTAACAGACAGTGTTGTGCTGTTTAATAACTGATAAGAATCAGATCTAAATCTAGCTGTGATTGTGTTTGAGCCTGCTTTTTTATGAGCAAATTCTATGATACCATCTTCTGTGCCATCAGACGCATCTAGTATCTTACCTGTCATTTTAGCATAGGTAATTTCTTCATCAGCATCATTTTCACCTTTGAATTTAAGCTGTCCTAGATAGTCTGCATCAGCAGGTGATGACGAATTTCTTTTCAATGTTATCACAGGTGATGCTGTGGCTGAATTTTCTGTGGCAGTGAGTAATATTAAATCTCCTGTGCCTGTGGTACTCAATCCTAATGTGGTACCATCAAATGTAAAGTTTGCATCATCTTCAATAGCACCTGACGAACCTGCAATCACAACTCTGTTGTCTGTCAAATCTGATACAATAGCAGAAGCCAGTGTAGATTCCCCTGACACTGTCAATGCACCAGTGACTGCCAGTGTGGTTTCGTTGAATGTTAGTTTACTGGTGTTGGCTAACCTACCACCTGTTGTTGCTACAACCACTTGATCATTTGTCAAATCTTCCACAGTTG